TACGTTCTTTATCCGCAAAAGTTGCTGGGTCACCAGATCCTGGACCAACAGCAACGATTCCTCGTTCTACTGGAACATCTCCAATGTCTCCTGCACTCAGGTTAAGTGTTTGACCTGTAGATGCATTTTTATTTCCTGTGACTTTGTCATCAGAGTATGCTAATGCTACAAGCAAGTTTTCTAAAGTTGCTTCAGCAAAAGCGGTAGCAAGATTTACCTGCATACCTTGCTTGTATAGTCTTGCAACGTCAAGAACTTGATCTACCTGAACTTCACCGAAGTCTGGTTGGAACTGTAATTCTAAACCATTCATGGTGTAACCCACGTTGGTGTAAGTAGCGGCTGCTGTCAGTGTTTCTTTGTAAGATTCACTTGAATCAATAACTGCGTTTGACGTTAAAGTTGCTGGAGTCAAAGTTGTATCATTAATGAAGAATGCTGCTGCACCCACAATAATGTTATTTGACGTACCACGGCTATATGGCATATTATTTAACCTCTTTCATAAAGTATATATTAAGTTGTTTGGCGTGTTTCCTCTAAAACCAATTATACCGCTTTTTATGTATATCTGGAGTCTGAGTCAACCGAAACATGATAGTCATACTCAACGATTAACTTGTTTACAAATAGGGTTCTTGCTGAGGCTAGTTCTGCTACGTCTCTGCTTTCGTCTGCTTGATATACCCTTGTGCTATGAAACATAATATTGAACGGGGTAGAAATATCTGCATTAGCATCTAATATAGGATTATTAATGTTATACCTATTTACGTCTTCCGCTGAAGAATCTTCACGATCAAGGGCACTTGATATAACACGAACAGTGTCTATCAACTTACCAACGTCTGTAGAATAAATAAAATATATCAATTGCTCTCTTTTGTGTAAATAAAACTGGGTGGGTCTAAACCTCATCAACCTGTCATAAACAATTAGAATGGGGCTTTCTGATTGTCTGATTTGAATGCTATCGTTATACAAGTCTTCAATGTTTGTTGAAACCTGTGCTGGAATCATTGGAGTTGGATTTATTAAATCTACATCTGATATAAGTTCATAATGCTCTAACTCAGATAAAATGTATCTGTTCAAAAAGGTTGGTGGAAATCCAGTATCAGTTAATATAGCCATAGTCTTATTCTACCCCAATTGTTGCATTAGTTATCCATTTAAAGCCTGTGTCAATTCCTTTACTTCTACCCGCCACTGAACCAGCCTTAAAGTTTTTCTTGTACAGTGTTGGTTTTTTAATATAGTCATAAACTCCAGATGCTCTTAAGAAAGATTGTTTAAAATATCTAGTCATGAATTCATCAAATGCAGATTCAAAACCACCAATAACAGGATCTCCTCCTGGGTTGTCAACTTTAATTGGTCTGCTTGTAAATACTTCTCCATTTGGTCCATTGAACCTTAATGCTTTAGATTTTGTTGGCGTAATTGTTACTGGAATTCCTTCTTCCATAATTTTTGCTTTATTGTAAAATGGAGTATTCATATTTTCAGAAACAGTTCTTGATTGTTTAAATGTAGACTTAACGGAAAGTCCTAAGTTACTAACTGTGTAGTCTAAATTAAATAGTCTTGCACTAGGACTGCTAATTTGATTCCACTCATAGACATGGTGTAGTGCTTTTGGATTTGCCCTGGCTTGTACATCAATATATTGTGCTAATGCTTGAATAGCCCCTGCACCTAATCTATCAAAAAATATCTTTTTGCCACGATCAACGCCTTCTAAAAATCCAAGAGAATAATTAATAATATTATTCATTTGTTTAGTAAAGGATACCGTGCTTGTTCTTGCTATCACTAATCACCTACAGTCTGATTTTCAGCCCTGCGCCATAACATCTTGTAATATTCGGTATATCCAAATGGTCCAGTAAAAGGTTCAACTGTTGCTACTTCGTAGATTGTTCCTTTGCCTGATCTTGCTCCCGCTGTTTCTTTGTAAATAATAGTATCGGATGCATCTCTAATATTTGTTATAAGTATGTTTGTTGTTGCGTTATTTGCACTGTTTGAAGAAACTCTTGGATCTGCTTTTGTTCTTGCAATAAGTTTGTTTTCATATTTTAAAAAATTATCTGGTTTGACATCTTCTGTTCCTGCTCCACCTACAGATGTAGCATTACAGGTAATTGTTCTATCGTATACCCAGTTTTTTGTAGGTTGACCATAACCACCTTGTGCAAGAATTGGGAAGTAGATGTCAGCCTTCATGGGAAACATAAAGTCTGTGACTTCGCATACATCCATTACAATACTCCAGGACGAACAATATTATTAACATATTTAGACAAAATTTTGTCTACAATAATATTTCCAGTACCCTCAATCATTCTTGCATCGTATTGAATTTTAAATTGATCAGTGCTGTAGTTTTTAATATATCTCTTATAATAATCTAATTTACCGCATCTAATATCTTCAACTAATAACTTTGTAGCATCTTGAATATCAATAGGAACTACCTTGTATCCAGTTTCTAATAATAATATAAGATCTATACCCGCTGGAAATGCTACTCCAGGAGTTACAGTCATAGTGTTTCCACTGTCTTCTGTATCAAAAAGTGAAAAAGAGTCTGACGTTCCAAGTGGCATTCTTGCTGGTCGTTGTTCTGCTCTATTTACTGCACCTTCTGCTGATGTTGGGTCTTTTGTGAGTGCGGTCTTGTCTTTAGTAATTACGTATGTGTAGTCTCCTACAGTTGGGCCATCTGGATTGTATATATCATAAACTAATTCTGTGTTTTCGTATACCCTTAATATTTTATGTACTTTTTTCCAAAGTGGAATATAATCTACTTCTTGTCCAACAATTTCAAAAAATTCACGCTCATAATAAAAACCACCAGTTATTGAATCAATGATTGCTCTTGCTAAATTTTCATATTCTGTGTATTTAGCAATTTCTGTTGCAGATGTTTGATTGTTTGCTGCTGCTAAAAGTGTAGGATCTACGTATGGACGTTTTACTTCTAGGTTATCTTCAACAACTATATCTCCACGATCTGCTACAACCATTCCGCTTTCTTCTAAATCTTCATAAATTGTAAGAGCATATGACTTATCATATTTAATAAAATCATCATCTAATGTATAAGTAACTTGCTTGCTGGCATTTGATGTTCTATAAGAAGTAGTTTCTGATTGCTCTGCGACATCTTCAACAACTATAACGTATTTGGCATTAGCGTCTGGAACTGTGTACTTAACAGTTAAAGGATACGGAGGTAAACGAAGGACTACTGACATTATACTTTAGCGTAATAAGATGCTACTTCTTCAGGCTGTGCTATTCGTACTAACCTGTGAGTAAGCCACTTTTCCGATGCCTCCTTTGAGACTATGTTATACCCCACGCTTAATGCTCCCAAAGCATCCATATGAAGATTTCTATCTGAATATAGTGCTACTTTGTTTGTTAAGTCTTTGTTTTTACCTGCTTTTTCTGCAGTTTCTTCTGTTATTTCTGGCGGAATCCAACTAGCCAAGATTTCTAAAATTTCAAGTTTTGTGTTTGATTCAAATAATTCTATGTTATTTTTCTTTGCATATGCTTTTAGTGCCATAACTGTTTTATCTTTTAATTGATCCATTGTTAAGTTCATTTTTCTCCCATGTTCATTTGTAATTATACCATTAGAATGACAATAAGGAGGACGGGTTTTATGCCGTCCTCCCTAGTACGTGATGACTATATTTTAGGAATCAGCACTATCTGAGTCAACATAAGCGACTGCATCTAGTTCTTCCCAAGCAAGACCAAATCGTACGAATACTGTGTATTCAATTGTGTCTTTCTTTGGCTTGTATTCACGGTTTACAGTGATGTCTCTCTGGAAGCCCCATACACGGTTAGAAGGGAATGTTAAATCAACATAACCTGCTGGGTAGTAAGGAACTTCTAGTACATCTACACCTAGTACACGAGTTGTACGTGCATTACCAAATGTCTGTGCAGCACCATCCATGTAATCTTGACGGTTTGCTTGTGTGCTACCAGTGCGATCAGAGAACGCTGCTGAGATAGCATCTGCTAGTGTACCGTTGTTACGAACAATACCAGCAAAAGCATCAGTACCTGCGTAGAACTTAAGATTGCTCTTAAGTGCACGGTACTTACGAGGCATTGCTAATAGCAAGCCCTGCATTACTGATGTAGTAAAGTTGTTGTCTGATACTGTTGCAGCATATTCGTGAGCAGCATTTCCTACTGTTCCACGAGTTTGCTTTACGAAACCAGACATGATGGACAAGAAGTCTCCTGTTGCTCCATCACCGTTGATAGCAAGATCTTCAATATCGTTACCGAATGCGTTGGTCATTAATCGTACTAGACGATCTTCCAATGCTCCGCCTTCAATATTGTCTTCAAGTGCTTCAGTTG